TCCATCCACAAAAAGATATTATAAGAATGGGGATACAATCAAAATGAGCGATTTTGAAGTTCCCCATTATAATGTCAAAACTATTAAAATCCTTACAGGTGATTCATCCGATAACATCGACGGTATTTTTTATTTAGGTGAAAAGACTTTATTTAAGTTTTTTCCTGAGCTACTTGAAAAAGAGGTTGAGTTATCCGATATTTTATCTAAAGGGGAAGAACTCCTTAAAGAAAATAAGGACAACAAATCATTACAAAATCTTTTGTCTGGAAAAACAAAAGAGGGTGTATTTGGTGATGAGTATTATGTGATAAACAGAAAACTTGTTGATTTAAGTCAACCACTTATAAATCAAAAAGGTAAAGAATTAGTTGATGCGTATTATTCAGAATCATTAGACCCTGATGGTAGGGGATATAAAAACCTAATTCGTATGATGATGGAAGACGGGATATTTAAATACCTACCAAAAACAGATGATAATTGGACTTATTTTTTAAAACCGTTTTTAAAGTTAACAAGAAAAGAAAAGTCAAAATTCAAAAACAAAAAGTAAAATTATGAAAGAACAAAATGACGTAACTAAAGTTGAATTCCTTATCACATTAAATGATAATTTTGTGGTTCAAAGATTCTTTAATGTCAAAGGGTTTAACCCAAAAGCAAAAAGTAGTGTAGAGTTGATGAGCTACATGTTCGAACTAAAAACCGATTTACAAACCAAACTTAGAAATAAGTGTGTTGTTTATATGTTGGAAAATAGATTTCAAATTGAGGAGGACTCAAATGTGTTAGAGACATCTAATACTGATGGTCCTGAAAGATTTAACATTATTTTAAGGGTAGGTAATGAGACAATTTGTCACCATATCATCGACGCTAAATTATACCCACCGAAGGTAAGATATACGCTGGACGTAAGGCCATCCATAAAAAACATATTAAGAGAGCTTACTGACATTTTTTCAGCTAAAAATTTATCTTACAATTACTTAAACTATTCGTTAGTTTAATCATATTTATCATATACAAAAATAAAAAAATCATATAATATGTCAGACAAAAAAAGCTTCGGATACTTAGGAAATACCTTTCAAATTCAGTTGTTAAATAACATCATAGTATACAAGGATTTCTCAAATTCGATTCTCGAAGTCATTGACCCACATTACTTTGATAACCAGTATTTTCGTATCATTTGTCAAATGATTAAGGAGTATTATTCAAAATATGAACATACTCCTACATTTGATACTTTAGAACAACTAACAAAGTCAGAAATATCCTCTCCAATGGCTCAGAAGAGTGTTTTGGACACGCTACAACAAGTAAAAGACGTATCTGATGAAGGTTCAATCTTTGTTCAAGAGAAGTCATTAAAATTCTGTAAACAACAAGAATTACAGAAGGTTATGACAAAGGCTCAATCAATCATTGATAAAGGTGAGTTTGAAAGTTATGACCACTTAGAAGAAATGGTAAGAGGAGCGTTACAGGTTGGTGAGGTTGATAAAGGAACAACCGACGTTTTCTTTAACCTTGAAGAGGTTTTAGATGACGACTATAGACATCCAGTTCCAATTGGAATTCCCGGTATTGACAATCTTCTTCGTGGAGGTTTGGCAAAAGGAGAAATTGGTGTTATATTAGCACCTACAGGGGTTGGTAAGTCTACATTTACGACAAAGATTGCAAACCACGCGTTTAATTTGGGATACAATGTTTTACAAATATTTTTTGAAGACAATCCTAAAATTATCCAAAGAAAACACATCACTCTTTGGACTGGAATTCACCCTGACGATTTAACAGAAAATAGAGAAGATGTTATTGAAAAAGTAAGACACATCCAATCTACAAGAAAAAATAAATTGATAATGAAAAAGTTACCTTCAGATACAGTAACTATGAATCAGATTAAAAATCAGGTTAGAAAAATGATTGCTGAGGGTAATAAAGTAGACATGATTATCTTAGACTACATTGATTGTGTAGTTCCTGATAAAATGTTGGCAGATGAGTGGAAAAGTGAAGGTTCGGTTATGAGAGCATTTGAGGCGATGTGTCACGAATTGGATATCGCAGGATGGACAGCAACACAAGGAAATCGTAATTCGATTTCATCAGATGTCGTAACCACAGACCAAATGGGGGGGTCAATTAAAAAGGCTCAAGTTGGTCACGTAATCATTACGATTGCTAAATCATTACAACAAAAAGAAATGAACTTGGCAACTATAGCGATTACAAAATCAAGAATCGGAAAAGACGGTATTGTTTTTGAAAATTGTAAATTTGACAACGCAATGCTTGAAATAGATACAGAACAAAGTGTTACTTTCTTAGGTTTAGAAGAACAGAAAGAAGATAGAAACAGAAATAGAATCAAAGAGCTTTTAGAAAAGAAAAAGCAAAAAGAACAACAATCTTAAATTAATTAAAAAATTATGGAAAAAATATTAACAGAAAATCCTGGTCGGTTCGTCATCTTCCCTATTGAACACAACGATATATGGGAATTTTACAAACAACACCAAGCCGCATTTTGGACGGCAGAGGAAGTAGATTTAACCAATGACATCAGAGATTGGGAAAATCTAACAGACAATGAAAAATACTTTATTAAGAACGTATTATCATTTTTCGCGGCTTCAGATGGTATTGTAAATGAAAACTTGGCCGAAAACTTCTATCGTGAAGTACAGTATCCTGAAGCTAAGTTTTTCTACGGAATCCAATTGGCTATGGAAAACATTCACTCATTAATGTATTCATTATTGATTGATACATACATCTCAAACGCTAAAGAAAAGGACGAGTGTTTCAATGCGATTGATAGACTACCTGCGGTTCAAAAGAAAGCTAAATGGGCATTAGAATGGATTGAAAATGCATCATTCGCAGAAAGATTGGTTGCGTTTGCGGCTGTTGAAGGTATCTTCTTTTCAGGTTCATTCTGTTCTATTTTCTGGATGAAATCAAGAGGAATTATGCAAGGACTATGTAATGCTAACTCACTTATCTTTAAAGATGAAAACTTACATTGTGATTTTGCAATTCACTTACTGAATAACCACTTGGAAGAAAAACCATCTGAAAAAAGAATTAAAGAGATTTTATTATCGGCTTTAGAAATCGAAAAAGAATTCATCACTGAATCCTTACCGGTATCTTTAATCGGTATGAATTCAAACTTGATGAAACAATATTTGGAGTTTGTTGTTGATGGTCTCTTACTTAAATTCGGATGTAGTAAAGAATTTAATGTAGAACAACCGTTTAAGTTCATGGAACAAATTGCGGTTGAAACTAAAGGTAATTTCTTTGAATCTAGAACGATGGAATACCAAAAAGCGAAGTTAAACGAAACTATAGCATTCACAGACGATTTTTAAATTTTATAACATGTCATTAAAAATAATTAAAAGAGACGGAGACCTTGTGGCCTTTAACCCACAAAAGATTTACAACCGAGTAAAGCGTTCCGCAAAAGGATTAAACGTTAACTCTGATGAGATTTTCATCAAAGTTATTACTTCTGTACCAACAGAAGGTAAAGTCACAACTAAAGAGTTGGATAAGTTGATTTATGAAATTGCTGCGGCGTATACCGGAAGTCATCACGACTATTCAAGACTTGCTTCATCTGTTGCTATTTCATCTTACCATAAAGAAACTTCAGATAGTTTTTGTGATACTATGAAAGTATTATACGGAGATGGTGTAGTTCATGAAGAATTGATGAATAAAATAAATCAATATGGTGAAGAAAACATCGATGCGATTATAAGACATGAAAATGATTATAACTTTGATTATTTTGCTTGGAGGTCATTACAAGAAATGTATTTGTTAAAAAGACCAACAGGACAGGTTATTGAAAGACCACAACATATGTATATGAGAGTTGCATTGTGGGTTACAGAAACGTTGGAACAGGCTAAAGAATATTATACTTCTTTATCAAATCAACTTATTTCTAAGGCAACACCAATCATGATTAACTCAGGTACTAAAGTACCACAATTAGCATCTTGTGTATTACATTATAACGACTCGGATTCAAGAGAAGGTTTGTTAGGAACTCTAAGAGACATTTCAACGTTCTCTTCAGACGCTGCTGGTATCGGACTTTCAATGTCAAACATCCGTAGTAAAGAAAGTAGAATATCAACTTCAGGTGGTTATGCGGGTGGACTTTTGAAATACTTAAAGATTGTTAATGAATCACTTAGATTCTTTAATCAGCAAGGACGTAGACCGGGTAGTGCCGCTATCTATCTTGAACCATGGCACAAAGACATCTTTGATTTATTAGATATTAAAAAGAACACAGGTGCCGAAGAATTGAGAGCTCGTGATTTATTTACGGCACTTTGGATTCCTGACAATTTTATGAAGGCTGTAAAAAATAACGCTGATTGGTATTTGTTCTGTCCTAATGATATTAAAAAGGCGGGATTAAAAGGTTTACAAGAATGTTATGGCGAAGAATACGAAGAAGTATATAACACCGCAGTAAGTATGGGTCTTGGTAAAAAAGTTAAAGCACAAGACATATGGTCTAAAATTGTTGAGTCACAAGTAGAAACGGGAGTTCCTTATCTATGTTCTAAGGACAATGCGAATAGAAAGACTAACCA